GCTTGTATAGTGCGATCTGAATATCCTATTACTCTATTACAATGATCGTAGATTGGCTCTCTATCTGCTAGAGGAACTGTTGGATCTCCATCATTTGTTAATTTTGCTAACATTTCCGGTTCTAGTAAATAATGAAAAATATGACGTCCTTGATCGTCTACTGGGTATCCCTTTAAACTATTAAACAATGCTTGCAAATTACTTGCATATTGTTGACTCTTTGCTAGAGTCATGTTATCCATATCTACTGCTACACCAACTTGTGTGTTTACCCGTGTACTTGGTGCAAAAATACTGCCACCGTTTGATTCTGTTCCGCTAAAATTGTTCTCAAACTCAATAAGATTTTTGATATCATTACTAAATGCATTTAGATCACTAATAATACTATTTCTTAACGAAGTAGGCATTCCTAATAGGTTATCAATATTATCACCTAACTGTTTTAATAATCCACCAGTAAACAAGTTTGGATTAAATTTACCATCACTGCCAATACATCCACCAATATCACTATCTAACATAGTTCCTAATGTATCTAATATATCTTTACCCGCACCTGTAAAACTTCCTGTTGCATCTTTTAATACGTTTGGAATAGCACGTGGAACAATGGGTGTACCACAGAAGTTAATCATGTTAGCAATAGCGGCAAACTCTGCCACTGCGGCATTAAGTCTGCTTAATGCATTATCAATGTTAGTATGTGCTATGAATTCATCTAAGGCAGCTTCTGCTTCAAGTAACGCATTTTTTAAATCTGATAAAGCTGCAGGTAGTTCGGGTATTAATCTGCCTATGTTAATTTTTAAACATATTTGCAAATTTGGTAATTTTACACCATTACCAGCTAGTAAACTACATATAATTTCTTTTAAACTAAATGATTGTGTTTGTGGAGTAATAGTTCCATTATTTAGGTCTACATCAGCACCAGTAGGAATATCAACAGTAGTCCTATTGATATAATCACTTGCATTTTTTACTCCATCTACAAAATCACTCATGCTATGCTCCTATATGTACATCTGGACTACCAGAGGTTGCTGATGGACTGCAATGAGGTCCGCCCGGTAATGGACATAATGAATCGGATGCAGCTGAGTTGCCGTTTAATACAACCAATACTTCGCCAACAAATACCTTGTTGCATGCAGCGTTTAGTTCACCACCGCCATGTGTGTTCGGATCATTGTCTACACTGATTGGTCTATTATTTACAAATACTCTAGAGTTGTTTGATGCAGTTGTACCTGCACCGCAACTACGTGAGTCTCCATTTCTATGAACCTGTGGCACTTGCTATTGCTATTCCTGTACTTTGTTTAATATACATTTCACTGGCATCCTTTGCTGACTTAACTATGCATATAATGTTATTTATCTTTAACTTTACTTTGGTGTCTGGTGCAATTGTAAACATATACGGAGCTAGTGCCATTCCATTTTGTGCTGCAATTAAAATATAAGGTTTAACAACCGTAACTACATCTTCGTTTTCATCTTCAAAACGTGCAATCATTTCTTCACCCGAAGAAAGTTTAATACTTACTACATCACTTACTTTATACTGTGCTTCTATTAACATATGTTATCCTTTATAATGAATGTCCGGTACCATTGTAACTTGTATCTTCAATGTACTTGACTAGTTGATCGTACCCACCTATTTTGTTGCCACTAACAACAATCTGTGGGAATGTTCTGGCAGTTGGAAATTCTTCTACCATAACTTCTCTTGTGAAATCTTTATCTAACTGCTTGTATTCGAAATCTAAACCTCTAGACTCGCATAACCTTTTAGCGGCGTCACAATAACCGCATTGTGTTTTTCCATAAATTGTAATCATAAACTCATCCCTGAAAATGTGTCTTCACCTACGTCTTTTTTCACACCACCAATAATATAAGAACTAATCTCTGTTTCTTGCGGTGCTACTTGTACTTCTGCTCCACTAATCCATTTTTGTGTCCATGGTAGTGGGTTTGCTTGTGAAGTTGTATAAGGACACTTCATGCCAAGTCCTATCATACGCTTACAACAAATCCATTCAATGTAGTCGCTCAACAACTGTGCATTAAGACCAATCATTGATCCATCCTTAAACAAATAGTTTGCCCATTCTTTTTCTTGCTCAACTGCATCAACGAACATTTGTGTTACTTCGTCTTTACATTCTTCTGCAATTTTTAGGAAGTCTGGGTCTTCTTTTGTTAACACTTTTGATAACAAGTACTGTGTACTTGCTAAGTGTACGTTTTCGTCACGGGCAATAAACTTAATAATCTTAGCATTGCCTTCCATCTTTTTAAGTTCTGCAAATGCCCAAGAGCATGCGAAACTTACATAGAAACGAATTCCTTCTAAAATGTTAACACTATTCATTGTTAACCAAATCTTTTTCTTTAATTCATATTCATCTACTTCAACTATTTTACCGTTTACTTTGTGTTTACCTACACCTAATAATTGATAATATTGAGATAGTTCAATAAGCTCATCATAGTATTTTGAAATGTCATCGCCACAGTCGGTAATTTCTTTACTGTCCATTAACTCGTCAAATATTACAGTAGGATTAGAGTAAATGTTACGGATAATGTGTGTATAACTTCTACTGTGAATTGTTTCACTAAATGTCCAAGTCATAATCCAATTTTCTAATTCTGGTAAACTTGTAATAGGACCAAATGCTTCAACTGGTGCTCTACCCTGTACACTGTCTAGTAAGATTTGCCTTTTGAGATTAGCAGTAAAAATGTGTTGCTCATGCTCTGTGAGATTTTTAAAATCTTGTGAATCTTTACTAACATCCACTTCTTCAGGACGCCAAAAGAATCCTAACTGTTTATCAGTTAGTTTATCAAACTGTTTGTATTTCACAGTATCATATCGTTGAAAGCCTAATTGGCCATCTAGAAATGCATTACATTCAGTGTGGTATTTTTCATTTTTTGTGTTTAAAATTGTCATTCATGTGTTTCCTTAAATTGTGCAACTATCACAGTAGTCGTCATATTCATCGTCTGATTCAAAACTATCTCTTCCTAATAGTTCTTCTTTATTTTGCTTATCAAAATCAATTTCGCCCTGTCCGTCAAATGTATTGAAGTAATACAATTGCTTACCACCATACTTGTAAAACATTACAAGATGTTGTAACATGACACTCATTGGTATCTTTTCTTCTTCATAGAATTCTGGGTTATAGCTTGTATTAACACTGATACCTTGATCAATATACTTTTGTAATACTGCCATAATTTTTAAGTAACCTTCTGGACTACGTTGGCTCCATAGTAGGTCATATTTGTTCTTTAAGCGTGGATAACCAGGAACCACTTGCTTTAGTACTCCGTGTTTACTTTGCTTAACACTAACAAATGCACGTGGTGGTTCAATACCGTTTGTGCTGTTGCTAATTTGTGCTGATGTTTCAGCAGGCATAAGTGCCATTAGTGTACTATTGCGAATACCTGTTGCTTTAAGTTGTTCACGCAAACCTTCCCAATCTTGTCTTTCTTTGTGAGGTACTAGCTCATCTAATTCTTGCTTGTATGTTTGATTAGGAGTAATTCCATCGCCGTATTTTGTTTCATATATACCATCAATGTTTCCTTTATCAATGGCCAAATCTGCACTTGCTTTAATTAAGTAATAACTCCATGCTTCTGCCCATTCGTCTACTAATTCTAATCCATCTTTATCAATATCTTGATAATTTAAATCATTCTTTGCTAACCAAAATGCAAAGTTAATAATACCAATACCCAATGGACGTCTTTTTGCTGTGCTTAGTTCTGCGGCTAATACTGGATACTTTTGATAATCCAATAGCTCATCTAGTCCACGCACTGCAAGTCTACATACTCGTTCAAAATCTCCTGGAGATTTAATGTTACCCCAATTAATTGCACTTAATGTACATAAACTAATTTCTCCATGTGTATCACTGAAAAAAGATAATGGTTTAGTAGGCAAGTTAATCTCACAACATAAGTTGCTTTGTTTAATAGGTGCTACTTCTGGCTTAAACGCTCCATGTGTATTTGCATGATCCACATTCATTAAGTAAATGCGTCCAGTGTTTTTGCGTTCTTCCATAAACTGTCCAAATAGTTCTGCCGCTGGCATAACTTTCTTTCGTGTTACTGTACGCTCTGCTTCTTCATATAATTCTT